AAGTGTATATGGAAATCAAGGAGCAGTAGGTGATGGTGCAGATGTTATAATGTATTTGATTTCACACAACTTTGCTTACATAGGCGTAGGAAAAGATGTTACAAATGACATCAGTTTAGTAAATCAATTAGATGAAGTATTAGAATCAAATGGTGCAAAAATACATTTTGTCAGTCAGGACCAAGGCAGTGATTTTAGAGTAGGAAATAACTTTTTTGTGGATGCTTCTAAAGGCACAACGTCAATTGATATTACAAATGCAGAATTGACAGGTTCTAGTTTAACTATTGGACGTAACAATATTACATTTATAGATGCAACAAAAATAGAAACAGGAAACTTTAGAATATCTAATAACACAATCAAATCTCTAGTAAATGAAATAAATGTTTCATCTGCAGGTGGCACAATAAACTTTGACAGTAATGTGACTATGCAAAAAGATTTAACTGTGTCTAATAATGTCACAATAGGTGGTTCAGGAATAAACTTTGGTAATGACAGCAATGACGTAATAGACTTCAGCATGGATATTGACCAAAATTTGACACCAAGCACTGACGGTGTTCATAACTTAGGTACAATTAATAGACAATGGAAAAAAGTAAACAACACTAAAACTATAATAGAAGATGTTGAAATACACAACAATAATATCACAGCATGGAACACAAATCAAGATTTAATTTTAAGAGGTTCAGGTACTGGATTTGTTAAAGTTGCTGGATTAGATTTTAAAACAAATATATCTAATGCAAATGGTGACGTTGCAATTAATAGTAATGCAAATTCAACAATTATAAATTCAACAGACGCATTAGGATTGCCAATTGGTACAACTGGGCAAGATCCTGCACAATCACAATCATTAAGATTTAACACATCAGCAGGAAACTTTGTGTCATATACAACTGGTCCTTCTATTTTAAGTGGAGTAACTGACTTTGATAAAGATACCTATATTAGCACAGCAAGTAATCAATTTACGTTTTTTGCTGATGGTGTACCAACTGCACAAATTACAGGCGCAGGCACATTAGATGCTATTGCTGTAAGTTCTAACAATCAAACTAAACTAGATGGTAACACAATTACAGTGGGATCAAATGGTGGTCAAGGTGGTGTAAGTGCCAACGGAGCAGGTAGAGTACTTTTTGACAGTTCAGAATGGGAGATTGGTGGCAGTGATTGGTATGTTACAGGCACAAACAGCGATTTTGATTTTGGGTTCAATGGCACTGTTAGAAACACTTATTTGCACTTTGATACAACAAAAGCGGCAGTAATGCCATACGGTGCCCAAGCAGTGCGTCCTGTGAACGCTAGACAGGGTGAATTATGGTGGAATGAAACTAATAGCACATTGGAAGTTTACACAGGCACAGAATGGGTAACTTCTGTAGGATCACAAACAATCACAGTAACTGAACAGTTTGCAGAAGAATTGAATATAATTTACGAATTAATACTGTCATAATTCTAGTGTAATAGAATCAAATACCAAAACGCGAATAAATACTATTAATGTTTGAGTATGACCAATACTCTGACAGGACAAACCGTGGTTAACCGGCGAAGAGTCTTTAAACATCAAAGAATGAAAATTGGGTTAGTGGCACAAGATGCCCGTTTAAAGGAGAGATAAATGGCCGTTGGTCGAATTTCGGGTCCGCTCTTAAAGGCAAATCTCGTTCGAAGTACGCTACCAGCGGAAAGACGAAACCTTGCGTTTGAGACAGACTTATTATACATTGATGTTAATAATTCAAGAATTGGGGTTAAAACCACTAGTCCTCAATATCCTTTAGACGTTGCAGGAACAATCAGAACTACAGATTTACAAGTTTCAAATACTGCTGAAATTAACAATGTTACAATCAGCAATAATTCAATTACAACCACTGGCAATCAATTAAATCTTGCTACTCCAGACAGTGCAGTTTACAACAATAGACTTATAGTAGATGATTTAATAATTGATGGCAACACAATCACAGCAACAGACACTAATCAAAACTTTGAAATTATTCCTAGTGGTACTGGTACTGTAGAAGTACGTGGAGACACAAGAGTTGAAGGTAATATTCATGCAACAGGTAATATTAGAGCAGACGGAAACATACAAATTGGTGATCAAGATACTGATACAATCACCATTAATGCTGATGTGGCATCTAATCTAGTTCCTGATGCTTCAAACACATACACACTAGGTTTAGCAAACAAAAGATGGGACGAAGTATTTGCTAACAACTTAACTGTTGACAACCTAACATTGACAGGAAATATCACTGTTAATGGCTTGGACTTAACAGCACGTCCTGGAAAAACTTATTATGTTGCAACAAATGGTGATGACTTACAAACAGGTACACACCAAAACGATCCATACGCAAGTGTAACAAAAGCACTATCAGTGGCAACAGCAGGTGACCACATTCACATATATCCAGGCACATACACAGAAGTATTTCCAATGGTTGTGCCAGTTGGTGTATCTTTAAGAGGTGATGGTTTAAGAGCAGTGACTATACAGCCAACTGCACCAACGAGTACAAATGATGGATTTATTTTAAATGGTGAAGTTACTATTGAAGATTTAACAATTACAGGATTTAATTTTGATTCAGTAAACAACACAGGACACGCATTTAGATTTAATTCAAATGGCGATAGCAGTGGTTATGCAGTAACATCAAGATCACCTTACATAAGAAACGTAACAGTTTTAACACAAGGTTCAGTTACAAGCGGAAATGATCCAAGAGGATTTGCAAGTGGTGATGCAGGTAAAGGTGCATTTTTAGATGGTTCAATGGCAACTGCATGGAGTAGAGAAGCAGGCTGTTTATTCCAAAACGTTACAATGATTACGCCAGGTGTTGACGCATTAACTTTAACAAACGGTGTTAGAGTAGAATGGTTAAACTCATTTACATATTTTGCAAATAGATCAATTTATGCGTACGACGGTGTATCAGGACTTGCTGGACAAGGACAAACAAATTTAAGAGTAAGCAATATCAGTGGTACAATTACTGCTGGTGAAACAATATTCTACTACAATGATGGTGGACAAGTAATAAGTTCTGCAACAATTGATTCAGTGGATGGCAATAAAATTACTATTAACGGGAAAGTAACAGGATTTGAATTGCCACCTGAATCAGGCGGAAAAACTATGGTCACAAATGGAAATGCACAATTGAATACAAGCATTAAAAAGTTTGGACAAAGTAGTTTACAATTAGGTGGCACAGCAGATAGTACTAATACAGCAAACAGTGTAGACTTTGGTTTTGGCACAGATGATTTCACAGTTGAAACGTGGGTAAGATCAAACCTAGCACAAACAACAACTTTATTTGACTTTAGAGCAAATCAAAGTAACGACAACGGTGTACAAGTTTCTGTAGTTAACAGTACTCCAAGAATTTTATTAAATGGATCATATGTATTAACAGGTACAAATGGATTCAATGATGATACATGGACACACTTTGCGTTATCAAGAAAAAACAATTACACAAAAATATTTGTTAATGGTGTAAACTCAGGACAAACTAGAAATCCACAAACATTAACATCTAATGGTGATCCTCAAATTGATACAAGTGTGAAAAAATATGGAACAAGATCAATCGCGTTTGATGGTTCTGATGATTGTATAGATGTTTCTAACACAGCAGACTTTGGATTTACAACTGCAGACTTTACAGTTGAGGCTTGGATGAACTTTACATCTACAGCACAACAATCATTATTTGATTTTAGAACTCAAACAACAGAGAATAAAGTTTGGTTATACGCAACACCAACAAACAACAAAATAATTTTACACGTAAATGGAACAAACATTGCTGAACTAACTGGCATAAACTTATCAACATGGCATCACGTTGCTTTGACAAGACAAGCAGGCGTTGGTAGACTTTTCTTAGATGGTGTGTTAAGTTCAACATTTACTTTTTCACAGAATTTAGGAGCAACAACACCTTGTAGAATAGGTGCAAGATATGATGCAATAGGCACACAAGAATTTTCAGGAAACATGGATGGAATAAGATTTAGTTCAACTGCCAAGTACACAGGTGCATTTACACCAGGCAATATGATTAACACAACTGATACTGTTTTAATGATTGATGCTGAAGATGGTATTGTTGATAACACAAACTTGTACATGAGTACAAATTTATCAAGTGCTAAACCTTTAACAATAGGAAATAATTATTCTAACAACAATGGCTTTAACGGATACCTAGATGATTTTAGAATTGTTAAAGGACTGTCACTTTATGATTTAAACTTTACACCACCAACAGCAGAACTTACAAGATCAAATGAAACCACTTTATTGTTAAGATTCAATGGCGACAATGGTGCAACATCATTCACAGAAACATTAACACTGCCACAAGATATTAGATTCAGTGGCGGAGCAACTGCTGAAAGATTTACGTTGGTTGACTATGCAGACTTTGGTGCGGAAGTACGTGCTATTGCATCTGCATCAATCTATGGAAATTATGGAATATGGGGTGATGGTGAAGGTGTAAGAATGTATTTGATTTCACACAACCTAGCATACATTGGTAACGGTAAAGAAGTTTCCAATGATGCAAACACTGTGATTCAAGTAAATGAAATCGTAAAACAAAATGACGCAAGTATTTTCTTTACATCAGTTGACCATAAAGGTGACTTCAGAGTTGGAGATCAATTTTATGTAAATCAAGAAACAGGACAAGTAGATTTTACAACATCGACACTAAACATTGACATTGACCAAGGAGTAACATTTACTACTGGTGCAGACATCACTGTTATAAATGGTTCTAGTGTTGAAACAGGAAATATAAAAATAAGCGGAAACACAATAGAAAGTTTGACTGGTGATGTAACATTTGATTCAAACACAGATCAAATTAATTTACAAAATAATGTTGCAATTACTGGAAATTTAGATGTCACTGGAGATATTACAATTGGTGGTAATGTTACAATTGGTGATGAAACAACAGACTCAATCAGCATCACAGCAGGTATTGGCAGTGATCTAAAACCTGCAGTTGATAACCTATATGATTTAGGTACAGCAACAAAAAGATGGAACACAATATACGCAAGAGAATTAGAAACTGACAGTGTTAGAATTGATAATAATGTAATTCAAACAATAGATTCCAATGCAGATTTAGAATTAAGAACTAACGGAACAGGAAATGTTAACATTGAAAATTTCAGTTTCAATGGTGATACTATCAGCAATACTAATGATATAACAATTACTCCAAGCACAGGAGTATTTAGAGTAGATGGTACAGGTGCTGTTAAAGTACCAGCAGGTACAACTGCAGAAAGACCAGGAACTCCAAGTCTTGGTATGTTGCGTTACAACACAGACACAAATTTCTTTGAAGGTTATGACGGAAACTGGATACCTTTAGCAGGTGTTTCTGACATTGACCAGGACACATACATCACAGCAGAATTAAATCCTGGTGACGATGACGACACAATAAGATTTTATGCCGCTGGACAACTGGTTGCTGATGTAAATTCAACAAGATTTGATGTTCAAAGTTTGGTGGTAGATAATTTACTTTTACAAGGAAATTCCATTTCAACCACTGGAACTGACCAAGATTTAGTCCTAAATGCTAATGGTTTAGGTACTATCAAAGTAGAAGACTTTGTTTTTGAAGGAAATACGATAACTAATAGTGTACCCGATAGTCCTACGGTTTTTAGAACTACTGGAGATGGTTACATCGACGTTTCGCAGGCTGGTGGCTTTGTTTTACCGACTGGAACAAGCGTAGATAGACCAAGTGCAGGAGTTACTGGTATGATTAGGTACAATACAAATGACCAAAGGGTTGAGTTGTATGATGGTACAAGTTGGGGATCAATTGCTGGAAGTTCAGGAGCAGTTAGTATCCTTGACGCAACGGAAATTGCAATTAAAATTGCATTAACATATGGATAAGAATTAGAATGGCAACAGCGTTTAAAAATACAATTATTAAAAACATAGGAACACAGCCTGTAGAATTGTACACAGCACAACCTGGAACAAACACAACGTTTGTTGGTTTGAGTCTTGCAAATTTGACCGACTCTGTTGTAAGAGCAAGTGTTACACTAAAAGACACAACATCAGTTGAAGGTTTTATTATTAAAGATTGTTTTATAGCACCTAATTCAAGTTTAAGAGTTTTGAATGCAGGTGAAAAATTAATTGTAGCAGAACAAAATTCATTATTTTGCACAGCAAACATTAACGATTCTTTGGATGTTGTTGCAAGTTTTGTGGAGATAACATAAGATGACACAGAGTGTTGGTCAAAGTGTAAACGTATATTTAAAAGAAGGAATCAAAGACAGATACTTCTATGGATTATATCGTACAGACGAAGGTATGTTGTACCTTGGAAGAGTTGACCAATTGGCTCGTAATGACAGTATTCAAGTGAACAATCCTGGAGCGGCGGCAAATGATTTTGTTGATTTCGATCAAGGATATGATTTCTTTGAAGGACGTGATCTCAATCATGAAAAAGTATTTTTGAATTTGAGATACGAACAATTCAGATGGGACGATGTAAATCTGGATTATTTTATAAACGATGACGGCGAACTGTGCGTGAGAGTCAACAGTAAAAAAGGTGAAGGTGTGGTAACATATCCTAATGTTTCTGAATCAGTAGATACAGTAGAATCACCATTTACTTTTGACAAAGAAGCATACACATTTGACGACAGTGATATAACATTTGATAGAGGATAGGAGTAGTAGGAAAAATGGCACGACAACTTATAAATGACGGTATCCTACCTAATGACGGTCAAGGTGACACGTTAAGGCAAGGTGCGTCGAAAATAAACAACAACTTCCAAGAGTTGTACACAACTTTAGGAAACGGTACACAGATTACCTTAATAGAAAATGGCTTGTTAAACATAACAGGCTCTAACAAAGTAACTTTTTTATACAACACATTGGCAGATTTGCCAAGTGCGTCAACATATCACGGTATGTTTGCTCATGTACATGGTGAGAATGCTTCCTACTACGCTCACGCAGGTGCTTGGGTAAAACTACTAGACGAAAACAAGTCAATAGGACTTCTTTCAGATGTTGATGTTGCAACAGCGGCTCCACAAGATGGTCAGGCGCTAATTTGGGACAATGGAAATTCAACTTGGAAACCAGGAGATGTACAAGCCGGCGGCGGTGGCGGTGGCGGAGGTGCAACAGCATTCTTAGGATTGTCTGATACTCCTACAAGTTTTACAGGATTTTCTAATTATTTCGTAACAGTAAACGCAGGTTCAACTGGTTTAGCATTTACACAAAGTCCAGGAAGTATAAACGTATTATCTGATGTAGATACTGTTACAACGGCTCCAGTTGCAGGACAAGTTTTAAAATGGAATGGTGCAAACTGGGTACCAGCCAATGATGCAACTTCAGGTGGTGGCTCTTCAGATGCAGACACACTTGATGGATTAGACAGCACATATTTCTTAAATTACAATAATTTGTCTAACAAACCATCTATTCCTTCAGAATTACAAGATTTAGGAATTGTAGATGGTAGTGCAGATCAAGTTTTAACAACTGATGGTGCTGGTAACTTTACTTTCCAAGATGCGGCAGGCGGTGGTGGTGCAACTACACTTGGTGGTTTATCAGATGTAACAACAACTGGTGCGGCACAAGGTGATGTATTGTACTACAACGGAACTGGTTGGGTTTTACAAAACGGTCCAGTAATTAGATGGACAATGACGGCAAATGGTGCCTCAGACTATGTGTTTACTGGTCCAGGTTTTGTATCAGGAACAAATGATCCAACTTTGTATCTGAATAGAGGACACACATATATTTTTGTAAACAACTCAGGTGGTTCACATCCTTTTGAAATTAGAACAGGTTTCAATGGATCTGCATATTCATCAGGTGTTTCAAATAACGGTGCAAACACTGGTGCAATAGTGTTTACTGTACCAATGAACGCACCTACAACTTTGTATTACCAATGTACAAGTCACCAAAACATGGGTAACACAATTAACATTATAAGTTAGGAATTAAATGTCTGAAACTTTTGGAATAGGAATAGAAGATTTACAACAGTCACTTGGTAACGCTCGTTATTTTTACGGCTTAAGAAGAACTGACCAAGGAACGTTGTATCTTGTAAAAGCCGATTTACTAGAGTTAGAAGACGGAGTAATTGTTAATAAACCAGGTGCTCCAAGTCAAAATTACAATGATTTCAGCAGAGGACAAGACTTTTTTGATGGCAAAGACACAGAACATAAAAAAGTTTTTGATAATTTGGTGTATGAACAATTTAGGTGGGATGGCAGAAATGTGTTCTACTATATTAACGAACAGGGCGAATTAGTTTTGAAAGTAAATGAATCGCATACTTACGAGGAATAATAAATATAGGATAATAGAAGTCTATGGCAGAATTTAAACTAGATAGGATACGTTTTAGATATAGAGGTGATTGGAGTGCGGCAACCAATTACGTTAAAGACGATGTGATTCGTTTTGGTGCAAAAGTGTACGTTTGTATAGAAGTACACCAAGCAGATGCTAATTTTTACAATGATTTAAACAATTCTACACCAAGATGGGTGCAGATGATGGATGGTCAGGCTTGGACTGGCGAATGGCAAGCGGCAACTTTTTACAGAATAGGTGACCTTGTAAAATTAGGTGGTGTAATTTACAAATGTATTGAAGGACACACATCTAATACAAGTGCAAATGACGGAATTTTAGGTGATGAACTTAAATGGGTTTACTTTGCAAGAGGTGAAAACTGGACAAGTGTATGGCAACCAAACACACTTTATAATGTTGACGATTCAGTTATATATGGTGGTACAGTTTACAAATGTTTAACATCACATCAAAGTGGTACAGCAGACGAAGGTCTTGAATTTGATGATGCCAAATGGACAACATATGCACCATCAGATAATTTTAGAGGCGAATGGGCACCTGCGACACACTACTACATTGACGATATTGTTAGATACGGTGGTATTTTATACAGAGCAATAGGTTCACACATCAGTACACCTGCTATTGTGTACACAAATCCAGCAAACACATATGCAAATGATGTTGCTAACAATCCAACAGGCGGTTCAAACGCAACTTTTGAAGTTTACAGAGATGGTGCTACTTACTTTGCTAAAATTTTAAATCCAGGTACTGGATATTATCAAGCAGAAACATTTACAATTTCAGGATCAATATTAAATGGTGCAGATGTAACCAATGATGCTGTTATCACAGTTACAACAGTTGATGGCAATGGTGGTGTTACAGCAATATCACTTTCAGGTTCAGCAGATGCAACAGTAACTTATGGACTAGAAGTAGATGCACCAAGATGGGAAACTGCACTTGAAGGAATTGAATATAGAAATGCTTACTCTCAATACACACACTACAAGAAAAATGAAATTGTAAAATGGTCTCCAGGATTATGGAAAGTTACAACTACTCACTTTGCAAGTAATGAAAATTTACAAGAAGTCAATTTTGAAATGTATGTTCCAGGTTTGGAATATGAAGCAACATGGGTGGATACACAATACTACCAAAAAGGTGACATTGTACTATATGGTGGTTACTCATATGTTGCATTACAATCTAATGTAAACAGCAAACCGGCTGTAACAGACAGTACTGGAAATTGGGAACTTGTTTTTCCTGGTTACAATTATCAAGGTGAATGGATTAGCACACAAGAAATAAATGGTGTTGATGTAGCATTCAAATACAAAACTGGAGATGTTGTACTTGCAGGTGGTAACTTATACATTGCTGTTAGAGACAATGAAAACATAGGTCCTGACACAGAATCAATTTACGATCCAGGATCAGATGATCCTTTCCCATGGCAGTTACTTGTAACTGGTAAACGTTGGAGAGGTCCTTGGTACGAAACAACAACTGCAGGACCTGTTGAATACTTCCCAGGTGATGTTGTAACAGTTGCAGGAACACTTTGGGCTTGTATAGACAAGCACATGGCAAACTCTTCAGATGCAAAACCACCACTAGATTTAGAATCAGAAAACGTTGGACCTTATTGGGTACTATTGGCACAAGGTGCACCAGGAAACGTATTGGAATATCCAGGTGATTTAAAAACACAAAATGATGACTCAACAAGATTAAGAATAGGAATTGGAACTCCAGGACAAATTTCTAAAGTTTCTGAGAGCGGATTCCCAGGTTGGGGAGATTTTGAATTAATTGAAAATGTGTATTATGTTGCTCCAGGTGGTGCAGATACACCAGACAATGGTAAACTTCCAAGTGCACCATTTAAAACTATCAAGTATGCTTGTGAATACATTCAAGAATCAATAGCAACTAGAACACCTGCGTCAGTAATGATACGTACAGGATTTTATGAAGAACAACTTCCTATTAAAGTTCCAAGAGATACTGCATTGATAGGAGATGAATTAAGAAGCACAAATGTAAGACCAGCAACTGGTTTTGAAACACAAAATATGTTCTATGTAAACAATGGTTCAGGAATTAGAAACATGACTTTACAAGGTTTAAATGGAACATTAGGTGAAGCAAATGAATATGGTACAAGAAGACCAACAGCAGGTGCTTTTGTAAGTTTAGACCCAGGCACAGGAGCCACTGACGCAACTGTTTGGATTACAAATAAATCTTGTTATGTACAAAACGTAACAACATTTGGAACAGGTGCTATTGGATTAAAAGTTGATGGTGATTTACACAATGGTGGTAACAAATCAGTTGTTGCTAATGACTTTACACAGGTTATTGACAACGGTATTGGTTTCTGGGTAAACGGTGATGGTAAATCAGAACTTGTATCTGTGTTTACATACTACAACCACATAGGTTATCTAGCAACTAATGGTGGAAAAGTTAGAGCAACAAACGGAAACAATTCTTATGGAGATTTTGGTTCAGTTGCAGAAGGTGTTGCAGGAACAGAAACTCCAATTACTTGTAAAATTGACAACTACACAGGCGAAGCAATAGTAAATGATGTTTACAATGATGAAAACGAAATTTATGCTTTTGCTTACACGCATGGTGGTGAAAATTATACAACAGCAAATATTACAATTACAGGTTCAGGTGAAGGTGCCGCGGCAAGTATTAGATATGAAAATACAAGAGATGGTGCTATCAAAGAATTAAGAATAAAAGGACCTGATGATTCATCACCGGCAGGTGGTGCTCAGTACACTCAAATTGATGGAACAGCAAGAAGTGGTACTAACACACAAATAGAACTAGCGGCACAATTAGGAAGACCAGCAAGTGAATTAATTGGTCAAAGAATTTATCTTAGAGAAGGTAGAGGAAGAGGACAGTACGCATACATTGATACTTTTAATGAAGTAACAAAAGTTGCAACAGTTAAAAGAGAATGGGATAATTTACCAGGTTGGCAACACTTATTAGGTGGTTTCCCAATTGAAACTGAACTTGATGCATCTACAAAATATGTGATAGAACCAAGAATTACTTTTAGTAACCCACCTTACACAAATACTTTAACAAATGTTGGCAGTGCAGGTGATTTTGCTGTAGGTGAATACAGAAGAGTTGGAAACAGTAATATTACAGTTGTAATAGGAAACGGCACAGCAAGAAGAACAGCAGATGGCACTAACTGGACTACACATGGTGTACCATCAGGAAATTACGTAGATACAGCGGCAAGTGACAACTGGTTCTTTGCAGTATCAACAGATGGTAAAGTGATACGTTCACAAGACGGTGCAACATGGAATGATATTTCAGGTACAGTAGGTACTGATGTATTCAGAGGTGTAGCGGCATATGGACAAAATGTTGTAATTGCTTCTGAGACAGGAGTTGTTTACCAATCAACAGATGACGGTGCTAGTTGGACAAACAGTCAAGTTGTAGTTTACGATGGATCAACACCAGTGTTTACTCAAGCGGCAGGTGGAAATGGAATGTTCTTACTATGTAACGCAGAAGGTGAAACATGGGAAAGTGCTGACGATGGTGCAACTTGGAGACAAAGCACAAATATTGGTGCAAACAAATATAGAGTTTCAGATTTAATGTACGGTGGTGGAAAATTTGTAGCGGCAGTACAAGATTCTCCATTAGATGATTCTACATCACCTAACAAGTTTTTTGTTACAACGGCAACAAATGCATCTATTCAAGATAGTGCATTAACAAGATGGCAAGAAAGTGCAACACCTCCTCACGCAGGACCATACTATGTTGCATACAGTCAAGGTGTTTATGTTGCAATTACAGGATCAGGCGAAATGGCTTACAGTCAAGATGCAATGGTTTGGTTAGAATTAGATAATCCTCTAGGTGGTACGTTCCAAGGAATCACTGGAGGTAGAAACAATGGTGCGTTCTTTGTACCAATTGAATTTGGTTCACAATCAAATCTAAATGTTATAAAATATGGAGCGAGACCTCTTGTAAGAGTTATTACAAATGCTGGTAGAGTTTCAAGATTACAAATTTTTGAACCAGGAAGTGGTTATGCATCTGCTCCGACAATAACAATGACAGATAATAAAAACACAATTGATGTTGTATTAGAAGCAAGAATGGCATCAGGAGTATTAACACAACCAACATTTACAAACAGAGGAACAGGATTCCTAAACGTAAGTGCAACTATTGATGGTGATGGATTTAAAGATGAGTATCAAACTGGAAAAGTAATTCAAGTTAAAGAACTATCAAGAGAACCTGGACCGGGTGATTTGTTATTCATTCAAGGTATTGATGATCAAGTTTACAGAGTTACACAAATATCAAACTTACAAGGCAGTGAACCTGATTTAACTGCAACATTTAGAATTTCACCAAGTCTAAAACAACAGGAATCACCTGATCACGAAACTGTATTCACTATAAGACAACTTTACAGTCAGGTTCGTTTAACAGGTCACGATTTCTTAGATATAGGTACTGGTGGAGTTACAACTACAAACTATCCAGAACTTTACACTAACAAAGGATTTACAGAAGGTTATGAGGCACAACCTGCAAGAGAAGTTAAAGAAGGCGGTGGTGGTAGAGTATTCTACACTTCAACTGACCAAGATGGTAACTTCCGTGTTGGAGAATTGTTTGAAGTTGAACAGGCAACTGGTATTGTAACACTAAACGCAGATTTATTCAATCTTTCAGGACTTTCTGAATTAAGTTTAGGTGGTGTGGTACTAGGTGGTACTGAAGTTGTAATTAGAGAATTCAGTACAGATGCAACAATGTCAGCAAATTCAGACAATGTTGTACCAACACAAAAAGCAATAGTGTCTTACATCAACTCTAGAGTATCTGGAGGTGGTTCAAATCTTAACGTTTCGCGTGCGAGAGCTGGTTCAATCCGTGTTGAAACGAACCAAATCTTCAACGAAGCAGACCCAGTGAACGGAACAATAACTTTCCCTGTAACTGTGTTTATGAACAAAGGAATAAGTGGTAGTTTATTAGCACTTTCTTACTTCACAGGTGGTACAGCAAGTACCAATTTAGACGAAGGAGATGCTATATCTGCCGTAGACAGTTCCAATGGATATGGAAATTAATAAAATGCTAAATAACACTAATACGGAGTTAAATTAATCAATGGCTGAGTTTAAATTAGGTAGAATACGTTTTGTTTGGAAAGGTGCTTGGTTCACCGGTAACGAATATTTCATCGACGATGTTGTAAGATACGGTGGTAGAACATATATCGGTATCAAAGGACATACGGCATCTAGCGATTTCCAGGCAGATTTGACTGCCAATTATTGGGCATTGATGTCAGATGGTCAAGAATGGAAAGGTGATTGGAATGTTAACATCACTTACAAACCAAATGACGTTGTAAAATATGGTGGTTACATTTATCTTTGTAACACAGGACACACTTCTGCAGA